AGGCAGTGATTTCAAAGATTGGTTTGTAATTAGTTGTCCCGAAGTAATTTTTTACAGCCTCTGTGCTTGTGCAATGGACAACCGGAACTTTACCTTTGTTGTCGTCTTTGTCTGACATGTAGGCATTTAACAATTCTTGCACGGCGTCTTTGCCAATGTTTGATGTGCATGTCCATTCACGCACGCCCAAACCACTTTTCTTTGCAAACGACATATTTAGTCGCGTTGCTATTTCATAGCCTTCTGCGGGTTTGTCAGTGGGTTGATCTAATTGAGGATAAGGATGAAAGTCTGGACGATTTTTGCCAGGTTCATTTGCGGGAACCCAACCTAACCATCCAACTTGCAAATTTTCGATATCACACAGAACTTTAACGTCTTTAACTTCTTTTACGTCACTACCGTCTTTTACTGTCCATTTGCCGCTCACGGCGTTGTAACTAATGTAGTCAAGAAACTCACCTTGAGTTTCGGTTTCTTCTCTCAAAACAAGCTGCATATCACACCTCTAATAGCCAAAAATTTTCCGACCAGCGTCCCTCATTTCGGCACTTGACCAATAGAAGTTCGAGTAGTCGGGTTGCACGACCTTCGCCAATTCTTCCTTATTTTCGAACCGCGAAAGCATCTCTTTGAACTGAAACAGACGACCGACGACTTCGTTCCAGTCGTCCTGCCAGTTATCCAGCACGTATCTTTCCGCCCGCTTGCCGGTCAGATAGACAAATTCCATTGATTTATTGCCGCTAGCTTTTTGATAAATTGCCCCTTGCCGTCTATGAAAAGGGGTTATCGCTGACGGCATCCGATTTGTTGATTTGATGTCAACGATCTTGTCCGCAAATGTGAAGTCCGTATACCCGATGATCGGTATGCCGAGTCCTTCGACTTCAACTTTAATTTTTTTCTGGCTGCATTCGATCTCTTGAATGTCATCTCCCAACAGTTTTCGATACTGCTGCACCATTGGAACGATTAAATCTTGTTCCTTCTTTTTAGCCTCATCGAACATGAACGCTGTTTGTTTGTTAAACATGTCCAAAGCTTCTTGCTCTGGATCATCAAATTCGTCACCGTCGTGAATCCTTTCGCAACCATGCTCAACAGCGTGACCGCGTGCGTAAATTATCTTCGGCTTTTCTTTGACGCCAAACGGATATTTGACCAACCAAGCGGCAATGTCGGTTGCAATAATATTGACCTGTCCAGCCGAGCTATACTTAATGCCCCAGCGCGTGAACGTGTCGTCCTCACCACTCACGGGGTTCGTCCGACGTGCGATACTCTTCATACCGCTGCAACATTATTTCGTTGTTTCTGTACCAGCGCGGCAGAGGTCCATCGTAAAACCGCTCGATTGTCTCGCGCCATTCCAGAAAAGTTTTCTTCTCTTCCTTCATAAAATTTCCTCAATTTCCACTTGAATGCCTGTAATCCCTTCGTCCCACTGAGCTGTGAACCGATGAACGAGACTGTCGTCTTCTAGGATTCGGTAATGCACCAACGCGTCGAAGACTG